AGGCGGCAGGCAGTGCGACGGCAGCATCTCAGAGCAAAACTGCTGCTGAATCCGCTGCGACCCGTGCGGAAGCTGCTGCTGATCGTGCTGAAGAGATTGCCGGTGCAGTTGCGATGGAAGACGCAAGCCTTACAACTAAAGGTGTTGTGAAACTTAGCAGTGCTGTCGACAGCACCAGTGAATCGCTGGCCGCAACGCCAAAAGCAGTTAAAGCAGCCAATGACAATGCGAATAGCAGGGTGCCATCTAACCGAAAAGTTAACGGTAAAGCACTGACTGCGGATATCACATTAACGCCGAAAGATATTGGTACTTTAAATTCAGTAACGATGTCTTTCTCTGGCGGGGCAGGGTGGTTCAAACTGGCTACGGTTACCATGCCACAAGCGAGTTCCATCGTTTACATCGCATTGATTGGTGGCGCTGGTTACAACGTCGGCTCCCCACATCAGGCAGGCATTTCAGAACTGGTTCTACGAGCAGGCAATGGAAACCCCAAAGGGATTACAGGTGCTTTGTGGAAGCGTACAGCTGTCGGATTAACGAATTTCGCCTGGATCAACACATCCGGCGATACATATGATATTTACGTTGAGATTGGCAATTATGCGACTCGTGTAAATATCCATTGGGATTGTACTGCAAATGCGACAGTTTCTATTTATACATCGCCAACATATTCAGCTAGTAAGCCTTCCAGCGTTACCGATGGTGTTGTTTATACGATGTATAGCACACATCAGAAACCGACGCCGTTAGATATTGGAGCACTGCCAACAACCGGAGGAACAGTTTCAGGTCCGTTGTCTGTTACTGGTGGGATCACCGGAACATTAAATGGTAATGCAAGTACAGCAACGAAATTGCAGACGGCAAGATCTATCGGTGGAGTTGGTTTCGACGGTTCTGCAAATATCAACCTTCCAGGTGTAAATACTACGGGTAATCAGAACACCACTGGTAATGCTGCAACTGCTACAAAACTTCAGACGGCAAGAACTATCGGCGGCGTGAGCTTTGATGGTACTGCGAATATTAATTTGCCAGGTGTTAATACGACTGGTAATCAGAATACAACGGGCAACGCGGCTACTGCTACGAAGTTGCAGACTGCGCGTACTATCAATGGGGTGTCGTTTGACGGCTCGGCAAATATTTCCTTGTCGCCAGCAAATATAGGTTGCCCGGCATCTCCTACTGGTTGGTTAACTACAGGAAGTAATGGCGGAGCAATAACAACAGCACAGTTAGTGACGTTATTGCAAAATAATGGAGCATTTAACACAAAGTCATGGATTGCTCGATGTGCGTGGGCCTATGCCAATAGTGCAACCATACCAAATAGTGAAACTGGTTGTGGCGTTATTCCATTGGCAGGAGCTGTTATAGAGGTATTTAATAACGGTAGTAGCTCAAACAATTATACGATCCGTATAACAACGGCCACAACGACGAGTGTCTCTGGTGCTCTCACTAATGCGGAGTTTATCTATGTATTTAATGGCACAGATTATTCTCCGGGATGGCGAAGAGTATATAACACGAAAAACAAACCAACAGCCTCTGATGTCGGTGCATTACCTCTTACCGGTGGTACATTATCTGGAGGTTTGACATCTTCTGGCGAGATCATTTCAAAATATGCAAATGGTTTCCGCATTGCTTACGGTAGCTTTGGGTTCTTTATCCGTAATGATGGATCGAACACATATTTCATGCTAACAGCATCAGGAGACACATTAGGTTCATGGAACGGTTTGCGACCTATTACAATTAATAATACCAGCGGTGCTGTATCAATTGGTAATGGACTAAATGTGACTGGTGGCGTAAATGGTAGTTTGAACGGTAATGCTTCAACAGCTACGAAGTTGCAAACAGCGAGAAACATCAATGGTGTTAAGTTTGATGGCTCAGGCGATATCAACATTAATACATTGGTATCTCGTGGCCGAGTTACGGCGTTAAGCGGCTCTACTCAAGGCACTGCTGGCATTCAAATGTACGAGGCGTACAACAATAGCTACCCGACCATGTATGGCAACGTATTGCACATGAAAGGTGCGAGTGCTGCTGGTGAGGGAGAGTTGCTTATTGGCTGGAGTGGTACGAGCGGTGCACATGCGCCAGTTTTCATTCGCTCACGAAGAGATAACACAGGTGCGGCATGGTCAGCGTGGGCGCAGGTATATACCGCTAAGGATTCAATCCCTGGTGTGAATACAACTGGTAATCAGAACACTACTGGTAATGCCGCAACCGCCACAAAATTGCAGACAGCAAGGAAAATTGCTGGTGTGGCGTTTGATGGCTCTGCCGATATAACTTTGACTGCGGCTAACCTTAATGCTTACACGAAAACAGAGGTAACAAACCTTCTAAGTTCCTATGCAAGCAGATCATCACTGACAGGCTATAGTGGCAACCTGGATATTATTGCTGAAACACTGGTTGTCAAATCAGGCGGTAGTGGAGGGTTTGCTATATGGGATATTGGCACAACTACTAGCGGTGCCAATATGTACATTGATCCAAACCCAGGTATCAATACAGTTTGGCGTTCAACCTCTTCAAGGCGCTATAAAAAGGATATTGAAACATTACAAGATCGATATGCTGATGAACTTTTGTCATTAAGACCTGTTTGGTATCGTTCAATTTGTCGAGGTGACCGAAAGGATTGGGGGTATTACGGCCTTATTGCTGAAGAGGTTGGTGAGATTGCCCCGCAATATGTCCATTGGCGTGAACCAACAAATAATGATTCTCCAGAAGATATTTCCTCAAATGGTATGGTCGCTGAAGGAGTGATGTATGAGCGTTTGGTTGTACCACTCATTCATCATATTCAGCAATTGACCAAAAGGGTTGAGGAGCTTGAAACGAAGTTAAATTCACCTAAAGAATAAACAACTTCAATCGGGGCTGGAACTAAACCAGCCCCTGCTTAAAAGTATAAGGATATATTTATGAGCTATGGTGCACAGGTTTGGTCGCCATCAAGACAGGAGATGGTCGATGCGTTGGCCCCTGTTTATTACCTCGATTATTTTACTCCCTCTGGTTCAGGAAGTAGAACATATGAGGTTGAGGCGGGATTGGGAATCGACTATTACATAATGGACGTAACCAATGGAAAATACACAAGTCTTACGGTTTCTGGAAATACCATTTCGTGGTCTGGAGCTAGTGGTAATTTAAACATATTGGTTTTTCAAAAATAATGTACGGAAGCAAGATATATCGATCTGACGGGAAGGTCTGGATGTCTCCTTCTTTGTCTCCTATCGTTTTTCAGAGAAAGCAGGTTGTTTCTTTGTCCGGCGGGACAGAGTTTAACACCCAAATATCTCCAGATCGTTCACCGATGATTTTTGTTGCCTATTCGAAAGCTGTTTCATTAATAGCCAACAGAATAGTGCGTAACAACCAGGTGATTTACAGTTTCGGAGGTCAGGGTAGCGACTCTAGTGCCACGATATACGTATTTTCGAAAGGTATAGCCAAAAAAGAAACTTGGGGCATGAGTTTTTTCAATGCACAAGGGGAGGAAATCTATAATACGGCAAATATCCCACTTTCATTTACCTTTCTTAATAATACGGAGTGGAACAGCTCTGGAGGGCATGTTTTTGATTACCCACCAGCGATAATCCCAACATATGCGAATGTGTTCGCTGTTCCAGTACCGGGCGGAGCCATGACAATGGTTTATGGATATGCGGCATATGGAAATACTGTTAGCTCGATATTCGTAAACCAACTTAATGGCGGCCATAGTTTTAGCGTAAATGGCAGAGTACCGGTAATAAATAGAAATCTGTATAACTGATGAGTAAATGATGAAAAGATTATTTCTAATAATAGCTGTTGTTCTCTCTCTTACTGGCTGCCAGAAATTGCCGACACCTATATGTTACGGTGAGGCTATCATTGGTGGACAGGAGACAGTCATACCCATATATGCTGTTAAAAAAGTGAACGACTATACCTTATACAAAGCGGGTAGTATCTATAACTGGCGATGGGTAGGAGTAGGTGCTTTCTCATCAGTCCGTTGCAATGCTGAATGATAGGTAGGTACACACCTACAATAAAAGGGTGAAATGTGATATAAATCCGCCATCCCGATTTGACTTTTCATGGAGGAAAACATGTCGAACGAGATGGCGAGCGTTACAACAGAGCAAGTTGAGCGTATTGCCGCGATCGTTGCTCGGGAGGTTGTTGGCAAATTAGGTAAAGAGCTACGTGAAGAAATTGGCCAGGAGGTCAATGATCAGCTGAAAACCTACTTTGGTGATATGACCCCGGCGCAACATAGTATTCAACACTCCAATCTGGACAAACTCCTTAACCGGTTAGATTCCATCTCCAGTGGGTTCTTTGGCGGCATTGTTTCTAAAATAACGTCGTTCATTATTACTGCACTGCTTTTGGGGTTAGCCGCGTATGGCGTAAAAAATGGACTGCAATAACAGGAGATCAAGGATGAAGACTCCGAGAGGCATTCGTAATAATAACCCCGGTAATCTTGATAAAGGATCACCGTGGCAAGGTCTGGTTGCGAATCCAGACGAACCGCGCTTTTGCACGTTTAAAGACCCTGTTTGGGGGATTCGTGCGCTGGCGGTGACTCTAATTACCTACCACGACAAACGTCGCGCAAAAGACGGCTCAAGTATCGATACCATTCGTGAAGTTATTGAACGTTGGGCACCGCCGAATGAAAACAACACTGACGCCTACATTAATGAGGTGTCTAAAGCCGTTGGTGTAACCGCAGACATGATCATCGATCTGCATGATTACGACATCCTTCGACCTTTGGTTGAGGCAATCATTCGCCACGAGAATGGTCGAGGTCCACTAAAAACGCTGAACACCTGGTATGCGGCAGAAGTTATTGAGGAAGGTCTGCGTCGAGCCGGCGTCGTTAAGCCGGTGAAAACCGTGAAGGCTGTTCCTGTAACTAAAGAAACCGCAGGCGCAACTGTCACAGCAGGTATTGGTCTGGCGCAGCTTGCCGATGTTATGCCGCAGGTTTCCGCTGCTATGGATAAAGCACAAGGTCATATCTCTAGCGGGGATACAGTACGCATCATCTTCGGTATTGCCACTATTGTTGTGGCAGGATTCATTGCCTGGTCGCAGGTAAGAAAACACCAGAAAGGGATGGTCTAATATGCTAGGCAGCCTGATGACAAAGCTAAAAGTTGCTTTGATTACGCTGGCTGCCGTTCTTTTCGTTCTTGTCGGCGCTTACACGATGGGCGGAAATGCGGCGCGACGAGCAATGGAAGAGAAGGCAAAACAGGAAGACAGAAAACGACTTCAAAGCACAGTGGATGTCAAAAATGAAACGGTTAATGAAGTGCGGCAAAAAGATGCCTCTGGTGTTCATCGCGAGCTGTTTGATAAATGGGTGCGTGATTAAGACGCAGGCTCCAGGCGTGCTATTCTGCGATGCTGCAAATCCTATTTATGTGAGTAGAGAGGATTTTATGACTGAGGAAACGGAGCGACAGTTGCTTATCCACAATACGATAGGTGAAAGGCTGTGTGAGTGGGGGCACCTGAACTGAGTCGATGATTGATGAGTGGTCTCAGTTTACCTTTTATCCTAAAGATGGCATCTTCACTCATATACACGCCTGTTCACTCAAGCTCATGTTGAATCATTTAGTAATTTGATGTAGATTTATTAGGCATCCACGTAAGTGGGCACATACAGGCTACGCATCCTCGTAGCCTTCAACCCCGAGAGGGGTGCCGCAATGACACTTGTGTTAACGGCTAAGGTGGACACATGCTGAACGAGAAACGTTCTATACAAACTATTCGCGATTGCACGAGTATTATCGAGACTCATGTGCTGAATCAGCACAAGCTTGAAGTACGTAAGCTCAATAATGACGCTATTGAACCGGAAGACTCACGCTTCATCGTTACCTTCAAAGACGATGTTGAGCGCGCTGGTGCAAGCGTGAAGCCATTAGCTGAAGCAATTTACCTGAATGGTCGTGTTCGTTTTGTAGTCAAGCCAGCTAAACAGTACCCTGAGCTGTCTCGTTTTATCGAGGCTTTTTCGGAGGTTATTGAACATTCTATTCGCCGCTTCTTACGCAATCATGGTAGCATTGTCAGCACGGTTAAGGCTGATGATTCTGCTACAAAATGGCTCCTACACTAGATAGCGCATATTCAAAAGATCTAAGCGAGTTTCCTCATAAAGGGGAGACTCGTGTTGTTCGTTTTGGCTTTCTTATCAATGAAGCCTCCCTCTATAAAATCTCAGAAATTGAAATCATTGAACCAGAAGATGACATTTGCCTGTATGTCTCTATGGAACTTGTAGGTGCGCGCGACCAAGGCGACCTGAGCGAATTCATCTTAGATCGAGCGGATGAAGATGCCCCTGAAGAAGAGATTATCAAAGAGGTGCTCCAGTCCGGGCTTCTGGACGAAAACAAAAATACGATCGCTGGTAGGATAGCTCTGCGTGAATATAGTTTTGTTGAAGACGGTAATGAGATCGAATGTTACCAGGTAGCCGGTGTCGAAACTGTCAGAGAGCGTCGTCAGCGAGGATTGTGTCACCGTACCTATCTCTTTCTTCTTCATTGGTATGAGCATTTAGTCTGCGACGATACACAAACCATTCCTGGTGCTAAGATCTGGGCAGGGCCTCTCATGCGAACCGGCGATGTGCGTATATACAATGCCAAAACAGAAACGTTCGAGGATGTGTTAGGCGAGTACGGGATGGGGAAAGAAACCGGATTTTTGCCGTGGAACAGAGGATTGTTGCTTGATGCAGAGTTAAGCTCTTGGCTCCCAAACAAAGTGCAAGTTAACGTTCAGAAATTTATCGTACTTATCATCTCCCGCAAAACAAGAACTCCAGTAGGTTTATACCTAAAAGATTAAAAATCAGGCGACTTTGGTCGCCTTTTTTGTTAACAGCCATTGATTCTCGCCTAAAAATTCTAAGGCAGCACCTACCATTTAACCTTTACACCACAGCCGTAGGCATTTAGGCTATATCACATATAAGAAAACAAGTTGTTTCAGACGATAATTATATACGCAAAGGGAACTCTCCAATGACCAAGATCTTTGTGGTTGGCGGCACAAAGGGCGGGCCTGGCAAATCCACCGTTGCCCAGCAAATTGCCGTTTGCCTGAAAGTCAAAAAGAAGAAGAAGGTTTATATCACCGATATAGATATTCAGCGCACGACAACGAGCTGGTGTGAAGACCGTCGACAGAACGAAGACCTTGAGCTGATTCCTTTTGCATACGTTCAGGATGACATCATTAAGCACCTAAAATCGCTTCAGGGTAGAGCTGAGTATGTAGTGGTAGATGCTGGTGGCTTTGACTCCGAAATTCAGCGACAAGCGATGCTGATGGCCGACGTTATCATTATCCCGCTTCGTCCTAAGCGTCGTGATTTGAAATCTCTGCGTGACATCGATCCTATTATCGACAATGTTCGTAATGTAAACGATAAAGTGAAGGTCCGCGCGGTCATGAACCAGTGCCCGGCTTTGCCATCACAAGTGTCTCGCATTCTGGCGGCTAAAGAGATTGTTGAGACGTTTGGCATCGAGTCTGCGCCAGTCAATCTATATAACCGCAACGTCTATGATGATGCGGAAGAGTCTGGTCGTTCTATCTTTGAAATGACCGGTAGCGAGCGCGACAAAAAGGCGGAAGCCGAGTTTGAAGAATTTGTAGATTATCTGTTGAGTCTGGAGGAAGAAGAATAATGTCCATGAAAATGGGTGACCTAGCAAAGCGCAAAGAGCCTGATGCACCGGCTAAGAACACAACTCCTTTGCGCCAACCAGTCAGACCACAGGGACGCCCGACTCGTGGCAAAGAGAAAATTAAAAGCCGCACAATGTCACTGGAGGACGAATACTTCGAACTGCTGGAGATGATGAAGTTCATCCCTCGCTTCGAGAAGTTCACTCGTTCTGACGTGATTCGAGCAGCCATTTTCCATCTGGCAGAGAAGTCACCGCAGGAAATCGAGGACATCGTGAAATTGAATGAGGCGATCACCGCTGCCGATGTCACGATGCGTACCGATGAAATCAAACGAGAGTTGATGAAGAAAGGTTAAAAATCATGCATTGGCGCGTACATTGCGCCAATGCATAACTACAGTGTCAGCTTTATGCCGCGCTAACACTATGTTCAGTCCTAACCACCCCAACCTTCACAAAAGGGCTACCGTAGCTTGGTGGCTTCTTGATTAATTTGCCTACATACAGTTTTCTAATATGCTCATCGGCTATTCTGCCAACAAATTCATAACGTTTTGTGTCGGGGCCAAGAGCTATATCCCTTGTAAAGTACTGCTGAGAACCGGCTTTGACCCAGCATTCAATCTGATAAACTTCCATTATCAGCCCACCATATGTAGCGTAGGCATATTTGAGATTCTCGTCTCTTGGAACCTTTGCCCATACGCCACGCGTAGCCTCATATAATGCCAGAGCGGACATTCCTGACTTGTAGGTGCTGTTTAGCAGGAAGGCAAGACCGGCGTGCTCAGGAGCAATTTCAGTTTCCTCTTGCAGCACTAAGTGATGGTAGGCGTCCAGTGATATTCTGCCCATCATGGAACCACTTCCTCGTACCTTATTCGTAAGCTCTCCGACCCCCATAAGGTCGATGCATGTCGCCTCAACAAGTTTGGCTGTGGTTTCATCCATACCATGACGAAGTATATCTATGCCTAATTTTTTATTAGCCAAAAGTTCTTTGATCCGCATGGATTTGGGAGAGTCATCGGGATACTTGATGTGATCGAGACAACGAGTCGATTTGCCTTTTCCTATGTAAAACGGTCTTTTCATCTTGTCTTCTGTATCATAGAGACAGTAAACATAGTATTTAGCCTTATCCAATGATCTCGCGTATACCGATAAATCGTCCATTATTGCATCTCTTTGCTACTGACTAATGCGTTCTATTTTACACATAAGTTTTTAATCAATTTAACAGGCTCAAAGTGTAGAGCTTCTGGGCGTCTAAGACGACAAGTTATGCCTGCTTCTGTATATATAAATAATAAGTAACTTATTAAATATATACGGAAGCAGGTCTTTTAAAAGACACCACCAGAACAACTCCCTTCCGTTTCCACTTCCAAAAACTGCCACCAGTCGCTATCATCCGCTCATTGTGATAAGTAAGTAACTACCTACCAGGTGAGCCACATGAGCCAAATCTTTTTCGATACCATCGACAACGACCAGTACGACTTCATGACAGAGTGGAATACCGCTGTTATGGACAAGTGGGTCGCTGAAAACATTGGTTTGTCGCGCTGTAAAGACGAGGCTGAACTCTTCGAGACGAAGTGGTTTGATTACCGCGACATGCATCCTCTCATGGCCACCTGTCTTTTTACGGAGGCATACAAACGTCAGTACTCAAATATCATGCTGACGCACGGTCGCGAACACTTTGAAACAGCTCCGTTCACCACCGGGTTAAAACGCCTGCCTTATCAGGAGTTGTCGACTGCCAATAAAACGTCTCTATGGAAAGCACGCCAGTTTGCTGACCGCTATTGCTGCTCATACGACTACTTTATCTCCACCGTTCTTTCCGCAGCTGCACGACGGCTGTGGGACAAGCTGCCGCGCCCACAGCATTTATGGCAGCCAGAGCTGGTTGAGATATTCGAAGAGAAATTAGCCAGACGCGCAACAACCCGTCTGGATGACTCTCTAGTTAGCTTTAAGCATATGGGAGACATGCAGTTCAACCCGATCCAGGAAAGCTATTTTGAGTGGATTCTGGAGCGTTTACGCACCATCCCCCGCAGCAAGCGCATACGCGCAATTTTCTCCGCTATCTGGCTAATGGAAATCGTTCCAGAGCGCCTTATTTCCGCCCACTTTCCAGAAGAACTGGAAGAAGCACGGCGGTTTATTGATCCCCTATCTAATTAACTAATACTAGAAAACAATTTGTTTAAAAAACAAAGGAAAGCACATGACCGAACTTTGCCATACAGGACGCGGGCTGTCCGAAGAGTTTGATGAAGATTTCCAGAACAGACTGACGGCATATTTTTGTCGTGATCACGAGTTTCTTACTCGTGCGGGAGATCTGGTTGTGCCTAGCCAATTTGCCAATGCGGCCAATGCCATATTGGTTAATATGGTTTCGGGCTATTACCGTATGTACAAGAGCGCGCCTTCTTCATCTGCGATTCTGGATATGCTTAAGCGTGCGAAACGCGATAAGACCATCCGTGAGGAACTCTTCCCGGATGTTGTTGCTGCGTTTAAGCGCATCCTTGCAGAAAAATTGTCTGATACCTCGTACATGGTTGACCAGGTATCCACATTCGCAAAAAGTGTAGCGTTTGATGATGCTCTGATTAAAGCTGCTGAACTGAAAGAGAAGGGCGACTTTCAGGGGGCGATGGCAATCATGGCCAAGGTTCAGCAGATAGGCTCGAACGAAGCGACCGGAATCTATGACTACTACACCTCCGCAAGTGAGCGATTGAAAGCGCGTGAATATGAGGCTTCAGAGGAGTATGTGCCAAACAGCATTACAACTGGACTCCCTCTGCTTGATAGATTGCTGTACCAAAAAGGCTGGGCAAAGCGCGAAATGGTGCTCTTCATGGGTTTTGCTAAATCCGGTAAATCGACCGCAATGGGTGAGTTTTCCATAAACGCTACGCTTGCTGGCTACAATGTTCTGTATCTCTCGCTGGAGGTTCACACCACCATTTTGTCCGACCGTTTTGATGCAAGATTGTCGGAGACGGAAATGTCCAAGCTGGTGGAACGGCGCGATGAAGTTCATCGCAAGTTGGCAGAGTTGGGAGCCACGAAGGGGATTGGTAGTTTGTGGGTTGTTGAGCGTCCGTCAGGAAGTATGTCACCGGCAGATCTGGACCGTATGCTTAACAGTATGAAAGCCAATGGCATGGTGCCTGACATGGTTGTTGTCGACTACGCAGATTTGATGCGTGCCAGTTATGACCTTCGTGATGATCGCGCCAACATTCGTAGTATCTACACCGATTTACGTGCTCTTTATGACAAGCATAACGTTGCTGGTATCACGGCGTCGCAAACAAACCGTGAAGGTGGCGCGTCAGAAGTTGCCACAATGATGCACGCTGCCGACAACATCGAAAAAGTACGTATTGCTGACCTGGTAATAACGATCAACAAAACCGAAGAAGAAGAAGCGAAAGGAGAGGCTCGTCTCTACTTTGCTGGTTCGCGTAACCAGCAGGGAGGGATCAGCATTCGCGTTAAACAAAACCTCGAACAAATGCGCTTCATTGAGCGAATCTTAGACGTTACCTAAAAAATAAGCGTGGAGAACACCTCCACGCTTGATTCATTGGTGAAACAACTTTTCTTTTGCCAAACCACAAAAGAAAAACACATGAGCCTTTATGTTATATCAACATTTAGGTTGGTCACAATATTGCCTGTTAAAAGTGGAATTATCGTGAGCGAGCTGAAAGAGCTAATTACCGAATTAGATTTTGAACAATGGTTGGATACTGAAGGTATCGTTTATCGACGTGGAGGCGTGAGTACTCGCGGTCGTGAAGTGAATATCAAGGAGTGTCCGGTATGCGGCAGCTCCAACTGGAAGGTATATTTCAATCTGACCAGTGGCGTCGGTAAATGCTTCGCTGGTGATCATCCCGAAGAGATTCAGTTCAATAAGCTGGTCTTCCTCAAGCACTACAGCGGTAAATCACGACGACAGTTCGAGGAATATGTGCAGAACGCTCTTCTTTCCCAGGGGTGGGCACCAAAGAAAGAAGAGATAGTGCTTGCAAGCACAGTCGAGTTAGAGGGACCAGTTGCACTCCCTCGTCATTACGATCTTCCTATAGATGGCCATCTTCCAGACTATCTGGTTGAACGAAATATATCGCCTGAAATGGCAAAGTATTTTGACCTACGATACTGCGTCGAAGGCAAGCACGCTTATGTAGATCCGTATACAGATCAGGTTAAAGGACAGATTTTCGATATGCGAATACTGATACCGGTTTACGATCTGGATGGGGTAATGAAGACATTTCAAGGACGAGACATTACCGGTACAGCAGAACGCCGCTACCTCTTTCCTATGCAGCTTCCAGCTTCAGGTAAGTTTCTCTACAACGGCCACAATGCAGTCGGCAAACAGACTGTAGTTGTCTGTGAGGGGGCGTTCGATGTTATGGGGGTCAAACGAGCTATTTTTGACGAAGAAACATTACGCGATTACGTGGAACCAATAGGAACGTTCGGGATGCATCTATCTGGTAACACCACTCAGGATGCAGAAGATCAGTTGGGCGCGTTCCTGACGCTCAAGGCGCGTGGATTACGTAATGTGATCATGATGTGGGATAGTGAAAAGCAAGCTATACGAAACACTATGGCCGCAGCCAGGCGACTGACCAGTATCGGTCTTAATGTGAAAATTGCATGTTTGGGCGAGGAAGGACTCGACCCCGGCGATGCGACCCCGGGGCAGATTATCAAAGCCTACTATTGCGCAAAACCTTACTCACGACAGCTTGAACTTTTAAGCAAGGTAAAAGGCATAGCAGCATTAGTTTGAACCAGTATTAGTCACGTACACATTGACCGAAAATGATTTAACTTCTGTGTTGAAGTTGTCAGTCATTACCGCGAGGTAGGCATTCTTGGTATCTCTGAATTGCTTCAGTATGATTTGAACGTTATCGGTGCAAACAAACGAGGTAGCCAGATTGCCTCCTTTCTCTGAAAAATCCTTCAGGAAGGTGCAGTCAACTTTGCCATCATTAGCGGTGAAGGTAGCATCATCACCCTGCCAGGTAAATGTAGCGTTAACGCCCTTATCAATGGATTTAGCAATAAGTCGCTGGGTGGCGGATTTTGTTTTGGCTTTGGAAGCCGGCGCTCGATATTTGCCGCTTTCTTTCAGTTCTGCAATGTAATCACAGCCATTTTTATCTTCTTTATCACAAGCAGCCTGATAAAGCTCAGCTGCTTTTTTATAGTCTTTTTTAACCCCTTCACCATACTCATACATAATGCCAAGATTTGTCATGGCATCGGCGTTTCCGAGTTCAGCAGCTTTTTTATACCACTTAATTGCTTCGGCATCGTTGCGTTTAACACCTAAACCGTCATCGTATAAGGTGCCTAATGCGAACATGCCATCTGAACTACCTTGATCCGCCGCTTTTTTGTAATAAGTAAAAGCTTTTTTATAACTCTTTTGTACACCTTTACCATATTGGTAATACGCACCAAGAAGGTAGCTAGCTTTAACATACCCGGCATCAGAGGCTAGTTTGAAGTATTTAATGGCGAGCGCATGATCTACTTTACCAAGCATCCCCTTTTGATAAATAGCACCAAGATTGTTATAGGCTCTACCTTCACGAGCATCTCCCGCAAGTTTGTAGTACTCAACTGCTTTATTTAAGTCTTTATCTACACCCTCGCCAAATGTGTACATAACCCCAAGTGCATAATATGCTACTTTGTCTCCCTTTTCTGCAGCGAGATCAATCCACTTCTTGGCCTCAACTACATCCTTATCAAAACCATTGATACCATCAAAATAATTTGTCCCTAACTCACTTTGTGCTGCGGTATCCCCTGCGGTAGCGGCTTCTATCAGCGTTTGTTTATTGTCTGCGTTAACGAATCCAGAGCTAAAAAGCAAAGTTAATGCCAGCAACGATGAAGATTTTATGTATTTCATATTTTTTGTTCTGTTGATATAGGATGAACAGTTTAGACGCGGCAAGTGTCAAGTGTGCGAAAAATGGTACTTAAATTTAGTTAATATGTCAGCTTTGTTGATTTAGTTTATGGTCGGTAAAGTTACTAGGAAACTAATAACCATAAGAAATAGTACGCCATTTAATTATTGTGGCACTGCTCGTGTTTTGATTAACTAATACCTGCGATAAATATAAATAAAGGGAAGCCAACATGAGCAAAAATAAGCTGATTTTAACAGGAGCTTTATTGTCTTTGTTTGCTTTAGTGGGGTGTAAGCCTACAGACGAGAAGGCTATTGCTCTGGGCCAACAAGCAATTGCGGATGATATGAAAGATCCCACGTCGGTGATGTTTAGGAAAGATAAGTTTGTCAGGACTGATCATGACGATGGGAGTGTGACAGGCTTTGTGTGCGGAGAATTGAACGCCAAAAATGGCTTTGGTGCATACGTGGGCTATCACTCATATGTTGTTGAACTCGAAATGAAGCCAAAGGGCATGTTTTCGAAAGGGGTGGTATACAAAATCCTATCGAAGTCGTTGGCACCTAATGATCCTCATGACTTACAGCGTTATAAGCAGGTCTACAGAAAGATGTGCAACAGTGAGGCTGTAGCTCATTAATGGTGAATGCCGGGCAGACTATAAGCCCGGCATCTTCGTATAGGGAACTATTGCGCCTAAAATGATAAGTAGATACATACTTAGTTTTTTGTAAGAATACTTTCATCTGTTAGCTAGGAGTTGGTATGAAAGACGAAATTCAGAAATTGGCCTGTGACATCATTGATAAAACAGGTTTAGAAATCAGCGAGGGCAGTCGACTAGACATCATTGGAAAGGCCGTCAATACAGCAATGAATCATATCGCTGCTCGTATGGACGAGATCCCGCTACCAGGGTTGCCTTATCTGAAGGTTGAGTTACACGTATGGGGCGAACCTTCTTGTGCACGGCGTTCTGCATTAGTTGTTTTTATTAGCAAAGAAAACCCGCTCAGTCTTAAAGTGCAGGTTGGAGCATGGCTTGATGGCAGAGTGATCTACACAAATACCGTTTTTTGTCTTTCAAACGACGAAACTATTGAAGCGGCCATTCAAGAAGCAGTTCTAGCAATGCGCAGCAGCGGTTTGATGAAGAATAACTACGAAGAGTACTTGCGTTCGATAAGTGGTGAAAAGACATTATCTCTGAAAGCAGATTTCGTTACCCCGAAAAATCTGTTGGAAGTTTTGATTAATAAAGGGGCTAATAGTGCCGTAAATGTAATCAGAGAGAGTGAATACGCGTCTCTTTGGGATATGTGCAAAAGCCAGTTGGATCTTGTGCATATCGTTGTTGATGCGGGGAAGGCTTGTGATGGCGTAATGGCGGAATTTGCTGGGAAGATGGTCAGGATTGCTAACGAATTACCGATGATTAAGCAAGAGGCTAAATCATACGCCACCAATCATGTCACAGAGCTTCTTGCCCCTTATCGCTTAGAAAGCGATCAGCGCAAGATGATTAGCTGGGGAAGTTGGTAAGCTCTCTGTGTGTCGTTTTTACGCAAATAATGATAGGTAAGCACAAGATTATTTCTGGCGGTAATTGTGAAAGCTGATTTGTCAAAAATCCCTTCTATTTCAGGAAATAACGGTTATTCACTTCGTTGTGAGGAAGTAAAGATAAACGGTGAGTCGACATATTGCAGCTATTCCGTTTGCCAGCACACCATTCTTGCCTTCAAAGAAAACCGTCTTCCTCGAACTTCTTTCCAGTCGTGCGCAACCGCTATTAAAGCAGGCAAATGCAAGGCGTTAAAAATGATGGTTGAAGAGATTCGTAAAGGAGAATCTCTGTATTTCGAAGATATGACCGCGCTCATTAAGGAGGTTGAAGAACGGAATAAACAAGCCAGAACTATAAAACGAAAACGTGACAGTGTAACGATTAATAGCATGGTTAAGAAGAGCACCACATCACAAACAGCGATCACTGACGTGTATGCGGCGTTGCTTGAAGAAACAACAAAAGAAACACATGAGCAAATCGATCAACATATGGAGGTAAAACAACAATGAAAAAGTTGATCGCACTTAAGCATAAGCTGGACGAAATGAAAGCTATGGGAACCAATGCAAAAAAAGAGGCATTGGCCAACATGGATGACTTCGAGCAAAGCATGGTTTCATTGATGCTCAACCCTTTCATCCGTTTTGGGGTAAAAAAATACAAAGTGGCAGAGCCGCTTAGTGAGTCCGTCCCAAGTGACGAAAAAGCCATTGATATACTGAATAAGCTGGCCTCTCGCGAGCTGACGGGGAACGCAGCAATAGTTGCTGTTGAGTCTATCGTGGCGTCAATGTGCGCCGATGGGCAGGACGTCTTCCGTCGTTTCCTCTTAAAAGATCCGAAAGCTGGCGTTGGGATTAGCCTATGTAACAAGGTTTTTGAAAATCCCATTCCGAAATTCGAGGTGCAGCTGGCGTCACCGTATAAAGAAAAAGGCGACAAATACCCCTTCAAGCCAAACCCTAAAGCAAAATGGCCGATGATTGGCAGCCTTAAGCTCGATGGTTTGCGAGTAATTTGCGAGGTTATTGTTGACGAAGAAGAGGTTAACTTCCTTTCTCGTACTGGTAATCCAATCACGTCTCTCGATCACCTAAAGCCAGCCATGCTCGAATTAGGCAAACTTTCAGGCCACAAACACATCTTCTTCGATGGTGAAGGCACAGCCGGTTCATTTAACCAGTCCGTATCTGCATTGCGCAAAAAGAACGTGCAGGCAATTGGCGCTATTTATCATGTTTTCGACTTCTTCCTACCGGAATGGCGAGCACAGGCTAAATCCAAAGAGTATGCAAAGACAGGTATGAAGCTGAAAGAGCGCCTGGCTATGCTCGTGGCGTTGTTCAAAAACGATCGCAGTGAAGGCTACGCACAAGACATTCACCTGCATCCGTTCTACATCATCCATAGCCACGAAGACTTCATCGAACGCTTCATGAAACGCCTGGACGATAACGAAGAAGGGGAGATGGGCAAAGATCCGAACTCTGTTTACGAATTTAAACGTACCCGCAGCTGGTGGAAGTTAAAAGACGAAGATTCAGAAGATGGTGAAATTATCGATTTTGAGCCGGGCGACCCGGACTCTGGTTTTGCCAACACGCTTGGAAAAATTGTTATTCGTCTTGAAAACGGCGTCATCGTTCGTGCGAGCGGCATTAAGCATAAATATCTGGACGAGATCTGGAACAACAAAGAGAAGTACCGTGGTCGTATTGTCGAGGTTCATTGTCACGAGAAAACACCTGATGGCAGCTTACGCCACCCACGACTGAAATGGCCGCGTTGCTTACGCGATACAGAAGATCGAATCGGAGATAAAGAATGATGCTCGGCTGGATGATTGCATTTTTAGCAGTTGGTTTTTTCATCGGTATTGTGGTGATGTCCAGTTGCATTAATGACTACATTAAAAACGGTGTTATAGAAAGACGCGGTCGCATTTATCGCATTGTAGAAATAACCAACACCGTGAAGGAGATTAAGGATGATCGTATTAAGTAAACGGGAGAAGGAAACGCTTCATGAAATCAGTAAGTGGCCGGAGTTCCCTGAGTACTGGAAGCCTAAAACGCGAGCTAAGTTAGAGCGTTTAGGGTTGGTTGCAAACGTTTCTGAAACGAAGTGTTCGGCCAACTACCAGTTAACTGATAAAGGGAAAGTATTGCTACAGCAATTAGTAGAATCAGGAGTGTTAAAATGATTCCATACATCTCATTAGCTTTTATGGGTGGCTTCCTTATCGGCTTCGGCATCTGTCGTGACTTAATTAAGCAGGAACTTAAAACCAAAACACTGTGCATCGGAAAGCGTGTGTATCGGGTAGTTCATGAAACAAAGGTGAGAAAATGAGCAATTTAACTTCTTGGGAATGGTGGTTGGCAACCTATTTTATGGCAGCCGGAGTCGCATTCGCTTTTTACGTAGGGCAGTTAGTCGTAAAACTGCTGCTGATTAAATTTGCTAGCCATAAACGTATTGATGATGGCCTGTGGCGTCTTGGTACCCTTGTGGAAACTCGCTACGGGCAACTTAATGAGAACGAAACCATTACTATCCAAGCGAAACGATTCACTGCCACCATCACAAGAACACCTGATCGTAGAGTGGCCTTGATCAAAAAAGTCACAACCGAATAAAAACATTTCGATAAGTATTTACTTACCTATCTTTTATGTATAAGATGACTTTGTTTTCGTTGAGACGCGACTGTTTGAACTTAAATACAAGTGCAAACGAAGAAGTCTATCTGGCAGTAGCCTAATAAGCCAAACACCAGCGAGGTCAGTTTCCAGCCTCGTTACCGAAATGGGACACACTGAGCGAGTGTGATTGCAGAACGCAGGAGGGAACATTCATGTTCCCTCCGATGAAGTAACAGAATGGGCGGTTGGTATATTTTCAACTCCATATGACTCCCGGATTCTTAGCCACTGACCGCCCATCCTGTTACGTCATTTTGTTCAATTATGTCGTTTATACTGGGTTAAAAAGCGGCGACGTAGCCCGGCTGGTATGGTTAGCCAGCACACAACGTTGAGGCCATTACATTTTTATCAATTCTAAGGTTCTATTCACAGAGATACCGGCGAGCGTTGATATGTAACATGTTGGGCAAACATTCAATCGGAGTAGTGGCCTCAACGTTGTGAAGACGGGATTGTTGTGTAGGTTTAACCACTGTTGCCATTGGTGCCTGTTTTCACAACAAATGATTCCATACATCACATTGTATAAATTACAAAGTAGGTGCTGTCCTCAGAAACATCATCTACTTAAAGATTTTGCCTTCTACTATTGAGCGAAGTCGAAAGCGTCTGGCACTAACGAAAAAAAAGTGCAAGTAGCGGTGCGTTTCCTGGCAGAAACTAAACCGTCGCGATTGGCACTGTTGAGTAATAAATACTGGCAGTGCTGAATTGATGGTGTAGCTCAGCGGTAGATCAGTTGGCTGTTAACCAACTGGTCGGTGGTTCGAATCCACCCACCATCGCCAATTTAGGGGAGTTAGTCCGTAGAGGTAGCGGTGTAGACTGTAAATCTACTGTCATGGCGACTCGGGTGGTTCGACTCCATCACTCCCCACCAAATTGCCGGTTTAGCTCAGTTGGTAGAGCAGTCGCTTTGTAAGCGAATGGCCAGCGGTTCAAGTCCGTTAACCGGCACCAACACAACAGGTAAGAGCATTGGGCGAATCGGCGATACTGACCCACAAGGCCGTAAATCGATAGAGTCAGACCAGTGCTCTTACCGTTGTGAGGAAGTGCAGCTCTTTGAAGCAACCAGAAGATAAGCATCTGGCTTCACAACACAACGATAAGATCATTACGGTTAATCGTCGTTCATGTGCACAATGACTGGTCGAAAGGTAGTGATCTTACCGTTGTGATGAATGCACAGGCTGATGTGCCGCAACTACAGTAGTGCGCGCTTTGCGGGGCTTGCTACAACCCTGTGTCGGAGTTCAGCACCGACCATCACAATAGCTGGAGAGTAGGGAGCATGGTGCTCAAGCGGTCTTGAAAACCGTCCCATTGCGCAAGCGATGATGGTTCGATTTGAAGTGGTCAACAAAAACTGGCCACCGAGTTAGAGTTTTTTCCAGTATCGATTTTCCGATTCGTTTGGTGGTAACCCACCATTATATTCGTGCGG